AGAAACTATCAAAACTGGAAAATTTTTATCCAGTAGATCTAAAGAATTTTTATAATAATCCAAAGATTGTACCGGATGATTTGGATTTACAATGTAATCCCCTCTACGAATATGTAAAGAGATTACTTCAGAACCAGAAAAAAATTCCTCAAACTTACTTTTAGATGGTTCAAGTATTTCAGATTTAAAGGAAAATTGTTTTTTTATATCATCCTTAATGTGTTTGAAATATTTTTCTGTCTGAAGATATCCATTAATATTTGTTCTATCTTCGCAGAAATTAAATAAATTTTTATCAAAAGCAAAACTTGATTCTTGCCTGATTTTATAATCAGTTATCCCAATATTTTGGGGGTTAATATCAAAACACTCATATAAATTAGTGTCGGAAGATTTTACCAAAGAATCAAATTTACCAAAAACGTGTTTCGGGGGGATACAATATTCCATTTCACGATTACTTGCAATCCCCATCAAAGAAGCATATTGAAACATCTGATTGGCAAGTCTTCCTAAATTACCAAGATAATTAAATGAAATCATATCACTTCAGATCAATTTGTTGCTTAATCCAGTTATAAGTCTCACGAATTCCCTCTTCTAGAGTTTGTGAATAATCCCATCCAAGTTTTTTACGAATCAGATCATTATTAGAATTGCGACCACGAACACCAAGAGGTCCATCAATATGGACTTTATTTACTTCTTTGTTGGCAACTTTAGCAGCAGTATCTACAAGTTGATTGATAGTAACCATTTCCTCAGAACCAATATTGACGGGACCTTGGAAATCGGAATCCATCATTCGACGGGTTGCTTCGATGCATTCATCAATGTACAGGAAGGAACGAGTTTGTAGGCCATCTCCCCACACCTCGATGGATCCACCTTCTTCTGGAAGATAGGCAACTTTACGGCAGATTGCTGCAGGTGCTTTCTCTCTTCCACCTTCCCAAGTTCCTTCAGGTCCAAAGATATTATGATACCTAGCAACCCGAACAGGGATCCCGTAATTACGAGAATAAGCGAAAAACAACCGCTCTGAGAACAGTTTCTCCCAACCATATTCAGAATCGGGTGCTGCTGGGTATGCTGATTCTTCACGGCAATCTGGGTTATTTGGATCGAGTTGATTGTGCTCAGGATACATGCAAGCAGATCCAGAGTAGAAAATTTTAGTCTTATTTACACCGTCTCTTTCATTACGTTCCTTTTGCATTTCCAGAACATTCAAATTAATCGTTGCAGAGTTGTGCATGATGTCTGCATCGTTCTCACCAGTGAAGACAAATCCTGCACCACCCATATCAGCAGCAAACTGATAGATCTCATCAAATGATTGAATGTGATTATCTGGAACTAATTGATAAAAATTTCCCAAGTAACCTTTGAATTGAAGACAAGCAGCAACGAATTTTACATCCCGAAGATCTCCAAGAATAAACTCATTTGCCTCTGTTTCAGAAAACTCCGGGAGTTTCAGGTCTACACCCCGAACCCAGTATCCCTCAGAACGAAGTCTCCTAACCATATGACTTCCAATGAAACCACCAGCACCAAGGACCAGTGCTGTTTTAATATACTCACTCATAATTTTTTTTGTTATGTATTATCATTATACCTATAATTGGTGTCATAATCAAGAGGTATGACAACAAAAATAAAGTAACTGGATTATTTAGAATGAATTTAACTACCCCAACCATTTAAAAATTTCTCCAAAGGATCTCTGCCAGTTTTAACGATTTCACAAGCTCTTTTGTAAAACATATTATTAGTGTTGCCAGATTTTTCAAAAGTTTCCTTTATCTTAATCCAGTTATTAAGAGTATGATTGTCCATCTAAAAATGGCAAATGATTTACTATTTACCATCGGTATCAATTTATACTCTTATTTGATTTCAAATTCTAACTTTCGAACTTTACGAGTTCTTCGTTCTTCTTGATAAGCTAGATCTTCTCTGCTGAAAGATGACTTTGATTTTTTAGTTTGATTTGTAGTAATTAATTCTACTAAACTTAAATCTAAAGCAGTAATTGTTTCCCCTTTGACAGTAGTTAAATTATCACATCCACAGCATTTAGTTCTTGATGGATGTGATTCTAATGTTATGTTGCAACTCTTGCATCTTATTGTTAACATTGTTCCACATAATTTAGATATTTATAAATGGCGGGTGAGGGAATTGAACCCCCTCCTGAAGCTTATGAGACTTCTGTGCTACCTTTACACTCACCCACGATGAGGAGGCATTTTGCCTCCAATATTTATCAGAACTTAAATGTTGTCTGAATTACACCACCCCAGTTGGAAGAGTTGCCAACCAGACGTTGGTTGTCACTTCCATAGATGATAGCAGGAATAACACTGATGTTATCAGATACTTGATACTTGTAGAAGATCTCAAGCATAGTTGCTTTCTCCAGATTTTCACCAGTAGGTGCTTGACCAATAGCAACACCAGCAGCGTTACCATCAACAAATACATCTTCCCACTGAAGACCAGCAAACCAGGACTGACTGTTGGTAGCAGCACTTTCAGTACCACTTACAGTGTTCCAACCATAACCTGCAGAGATGGAGGGAACCCAACCAGATTGAGTAGGTTGCCAGTATGCGTTCAGAGCATAACCATTAGAGGTTTGACCAGGAGCAAGAGCACCTGAAGCACCATCAAAACCATTATAGGTACGAACACGAGTGCCTTCAGTACCATAACGATAACCAAATGCAGCACCCCAGTTATCACCACGATAACCAATTTGTGCCAGAGTATTCAGAGCACCAGAACGATCAAACTCACCAGTAGAACTATCAGCACCATTTTGTGCAACATAGTTTACACCAGCAATAAGACCTTTGGTTCCATACTGAACACCAAAACCTGAACCAACTGCTTTGTTATAAACTCCAGGAGCACCAGCAACTTGGAAGAAGTCAAGGATCTTGGAACTATAAGCAGTAGGGAGCCAGGAGATTTCAGTGTTACGAACCAGAGCACCAGCAGTCAGAGTAGTGCTGCCATTGAACACAGGGAACTGATAGTACAGACGATCAATAACTACATTATTGCCATTCTCACCAGTGGTGTTGTCTGCTTTATCCAGTTTGAAGATTGAAGAACTGGATCCAAAAGGATTGCTACTAAAGTTAGAAGAACGCAGACGAGTGCGAAGCAGGTCCTTGCCAGTGAATGAAGTATCCAGGTTCAGACGCAGATCATAGTTAAATGCTGTATGAGTGATATCACCATCTTTGCTTTGGTAATTATCTACACCACCAAGAACAAAGTTTGCCTCACCACGCAGTTTAGTAGTTGTAGAGAACTGTTGTGCTTCAAGTGTAGTCACTTGTGCTTCCAGTTTATCAACACGACCACGAAGAACTGCAAGTTCAGAAGCAAACTCATTGGTAAGACGCTTGAGTTCATCAGTAACTTCAGTTACACGATCCAGACAAGCATTCAGAAGTGCTGCTGCCTCATAACGAGTCATAGCACGACCACCACCAAAGGTGCCATTGGGATAACCAGCAACACAACCATAACGCTCTACTAGTTGTGAGAGTGCTTGATATGCCCAGTCAGTTGGTTGCACATCAGAGAATTGAGTGACACTTGTAACCTGTTCTGAAGAATATTGGGTTACTCCACCCATATTGAGTTCTGCAGCATTCACAGCAGGAGCAACAATCCCCAGAGCAACAGGTGCAAGCATCAGTTGTTTGAAAAATTTCATATAGTTTGTTAAGAATTACAACTACAGTGTTTATTTATAATTCCCAGATGTTTCTGGGGAAGCGAGATAGGGGATTCGAACCCCTGACATCTAACTTGGAAGGATAGCGTTCTACCACTGAACTAATCTCGCATATGTAAGGGAGTATTATAACTCCCTAGTATTCAGTTGTCAAGTATGTATATTATACCCTAGTATAGCATACATTGGCAACCCCCTGTCCAGGAGATGCAATTTTACCAAAAGCTCCATAGGACAAGTCAAGAGATCTACCAGCAACAAAAGGTCCTCTGTCATTTACTCTTACAATTACAGAACGACCATTTGATTGGTTAGTGACTTTTAATTTAGTGCCAAAAGGAAGAAATTTATGGGCAGTTGACAACCCATATGCATTGTATCTTTCTCCATTGGCAGTAATTTGTCCATGATATCCATCACCTACTCCATAATGTGATGCAAGGGAACATCCGCTTGCTGCCTTTGCTGTGATGGGTGCCAGTCCAACAAGACCAAAAGCAAGTATTGAAAGTGTTTTAAAAAGCATTAAATTTAAGTGAACTCTACATCCCAATAGAAGGGGGGTACACCACTTCTCTCGAAGGGCACCTTCCTGGGCTCTAATTTCATAATCAAAGACTCATTCTAAAAATCATTATGAGTGATTATTTAGGATTTTAGATTACATCATTAATATAATCTAAAGAGAGAACTTCAATATCATATTTTTGAACAACCCAATCTTTAATTTCTGCATACAAAGCAGAAGCATCATCCAATCTTCCAGAATCACACAATTCATGAATTCTGTCAAATACATCATCCACTCTGTTCTGACACATCATTTGCAATTGTCTTTTGTTCATAATAATCTTTCCTGAAGTATCTTCCCAAGATGTTGCTATTATAGTACCTAGGTTCTCCAGTGTCAAGTGATTCAGTTAAGACATTATTTAAGAATAACTGTTTAGTCTCCTCATAGTTTGTTTTTCCTATAGTTTGATGCAAAGAAAGTATAGTCCTCTTGAACTTATCCTTACCATACTTCTTTACATCTTCTTTTAATTCTGGACAGGATCCATAATACTTTTTCCAATCACTTTCCTGTTTAACTTTTCTAGACTTACCCTTTGGTTTTCTAAAAGACCAAAAATACTTTCTTCCCAAATAAATTCTGGAAGTCTCAGTACATTCAATACGATAAACAAAACCAAAGTAGTCCAGTATGTCAGGTGAATCAAAGATCTTTCCTTGATATATCCAAGGGTTCTCATAGGTCATAAAGCCTTTAATAATTAAGCCTTATTTATCCTTCAAACCTGACAGAGTGATTCTAGTTACAATTTGGATCCTTGTCAACCCATACTCCTCTGATGCCCATCACTCCTCCAGGACACTCATAGTAGATGGCATCCCTCACCACCAGTCTCTGAGTGTCAGAGAACCTTGGGGACTTCAGACCCTCCAGGATGGTCTTATTGGTCATCCTAGGAGGCAGAGAGGACTCCCATCTCTCATACTCCCTGATTGCTTTATCCACATCCCTCTCAACTCTTCTGTTCAATTTTTCTGGATCTTTAATAACTAACTCATTAAAAATAGTCTGTGGGAAGAACTTTCTTTGAATTTCATCAAAGAGATCCCACAGACTATCTTCAGATATTTTAGTACATTGAGAAAGAGTTGCAATTAATCCAGAAGTAATAATACTTACAAAGATTAATTGTTTTTGCTTCTTACTTAGATTCACCTTCTTTTTTTGATCTTATCTCATCAATAAGTTTATTAAGTTTTTCTCTCTTGGCTATTTGAGATGGCTT